CTTCGTAGCGTCGCTGTGCCAGCCACTGAAGCCTCTTGGCCTGCGTCAGCATCACTCGACGAAGTCCTCCTTGGACCTTACGCTCTGATATTACCTGAGCTAGCCGTGAGATGATTAGCGCTCGGCGTGCGATCCTGAAATCAGGGTGCGATCTGATCTTGTATACGTCATCCGACACGATCCGGTAGCGCCGCGATGGTGGGGCGATTATCTTGACGCTAGGTGTCGGCGGGTCTTTCTCATTTAGAACAGCTTTGAAGGTGCTGCGCTCGATAGCTTGCTGGTAGATGAAGTCTTCGAGGGCGTCGAGGTGCGCTTTGGCTTGCGCGTCGCCTGCGCTAGTCTCCTGAAATTCTGGTAACGGCCACACTTCAATTTCGTAGACTTCGAAGGGATCGAGGACCGACATGGCGACAGCGTCAGTCCGTTGATTGGTCAGATGGCGACGAATTCGAGTGCTAATCTTTTCCTTCGTTTGGCCGACATAGATCGGCTCGCCATCGTAGTCAAAGAACGCATAAACGCCCCACTTAAATTGACCAATGGGCCTATCAATTCCGGCGACGGGGTCACGGAATGGTTCTCCTATGAACGCCGCAAGATTCGCTCGCAGGTCCTGTGTCTCGAAGGGAGGAAAATTGGTATTGTCTTGGTTCCGATCTGTCATGAACGGAACCTACTAATCTCAAGCGACTAGAGCGAGTCGGTTTCTTATCAGAATCGGCTCGAAGATGTTTTCGGCTAGGTGCCTGACTACAGGGACCGCCACGCCGTCACCCGCCAGCTTATAGGCATCGTTGTAGCGAGAAGGTAGAACATAAGTGTCAGGCAGGCCCATGAGGGCGGCTGCCTCACGCGGTGACAAAAGGCGAGAGCGAACCTTTTCTCCCTCGACCAACATGATCGTCTGACGGCTTGAACCACCCGCTGGCGTTCGCAGGCATCCCGCGATCTCGTCAAATCTCACTTCTGCACGTTGGCGCTTAATCCCAGCTTCATCCGGCCGAGTTCGGCGATAGATAGTTCCTACGACCTTAGTCTTCTGTTCCTTAGCAGCCTCAACCTTCTTACGGTTGTGGTCGGTCATCATGTCGAGGAGGTATTTGGTCTCTGCCTTCGTGTGCCACTTCACACCAGTTGGCTTTTCCTCGATCAGGCTAGACAGCTTAGTGTTGCGCAACGCGGGCATGGGTAGGTTCCACCATATCCAGCGCTCTGCGGCAGCCTTCGAGAGCAAACGATGCCCTTCCAAAAGTGCAGGAGGATGCCAAAGCGTTGAGGGGTCATTTTGCATGCGATCATTCGGAATTCGAAGATCGGCACGGACCCCGATCATGAAAAACCTAGGGCGCGATTGGGGAAGAAAGTGAACAGCATCAACGACAACCGCCCCAAAGCGGTATCCAAGTCCAGAGAAGGCAGCAGCTAGCGTCGCAAAATCACGACCACCATTGCTAGTGATCGCGCCGTAGACGTTCTCAAGGGCTATCATCTTTGGCCCGCGGCCTGACGCGTGCAGCTGTCTAACTAACTTCCAGAATGGTTTGAACATACCGCTGCGTTTTCCGGCCAGCCCTGCACCTTTGCCTGCAAGCGACAGGTCTTGGCATGGGAACGAAGCCCACAGAAGGTCAGCATTGCCGGGAATCTCATCTACGGTGACCCTCGCAACATCCTTCAGCAGAAGATGTTCCCCGCCGTGATGGTTCGCGCGATAGCTTTCAGCTTTCTTGGCGTCGATGTCGTTGGCGAAAAGGCACTCCCAGCCTGCCTCAAGTCCGAAGCCTGCCATGCCCCCACCAGCAAAGAAGTCATAATATGTGTGCTTCATGTCGCCCTCACCACTACATTTAGTTTATCGCAGCCGATTGTATTTCTTTCAAGCCTAACATTGGCTCAACGTGGTGCGCGCGGAGTTCGATACTGGGCGCGTTGTTCCTCCCAGTCCACCGGAAAGTAACTCATCAGTCGCGCCAGCGTCACCTTTGGCTCTTGCCTACCATCTAGGATGACCTCGACAGTCTCCGGCGCAAGTAGCGTCAGCCGCATGACGCGGGTCATGTAGGACGGCGCGATCCGCTCGTGCTCCGCCAACTCGGCGATGGTCGCGAACTCGCCGGATTCCAGCATCCTTTTCCAGCGAAAAGCACGCGCCAGCGCCTTGATCAACGTGTTGTCCATCTTGCGTTGGCAGGATGCCCCATCCGGCAGCTGCACCTCCTTGCGGCCGCCGCGCGTCACGAGGCGGAACGGGATATGAACAGTCACCGTTTCCGGCACTGGCTTCGAGCGGCTCATGCCGCCGTTCCTAGATCAGCCATCATTTCGCGCGCCAGCCCGCTCAGGCCATCCATGCGGAGGCGAATATTCAGCCCGTCCGTGCCAATATCAATCCTCTCGACCAGCAGTGTCGCGATGCGCGCCTGCTCAGCGGGGAAGAGTTGATCCCACAGCGGATCAAGACGGGTCAGCGCGTTACGGGCCTCGGCCTCGGTGATCTCGCCATCCTGCGAGCGGGCCGCCTTCCATGTGCCCGCCACAATCTCAGGCTGGCGGAAAACGGCCCGGAGTTGGTCTATGACGGCGGCCTCGATCTCACCAGCGGGGACCCGTCCGACTGGGCATGATCCTGCACCGTGCTTCAAAACCGTCTGGCTGACATAGTATCGGTAGAGCTTGCCGCCCTTGCGCGTGTGGGTCGGCGAGAAGGCCGCCCCGTCTGGGCCGTAGAGCAAGCCCTTCAACAGTGCGGGCGTGTCGGCCCGGGTACGCGCGGCGCGCTTGCGGGGGCTTTCGGTCAGGATGGCGTGGACCTTGTCCCAGACATCCCTGGTGATGATGGCATCGTGCTCGCCGGGATAGCTGTCGCCCTTGTGGACGGCTTCGCCAATGTAGGCGCGGTTGTTCAGAAGGCGATACAGGTACTTCTTGTCGATCCGATTACCACGGCTGGTCTGAACGCCCCGTGCCGCCAGTTCCCGAGCCAGTTCTGTGCCTGAGCCGATTTCGATGAAACGCGCGAAGATCCAGCGGACATTGGTAGCATCGGCTTCCTTGATGATCAGCTTCCGGTCCTTCACCTCGTAGCCCAACGGTGGCACGCCACCCATCCACATGCCCTTCATCCGGCTGGCGCGGACCTTGTCCCGAATACGTTCCGCCGTCACCTCGCGCTCAAACTGGGCGAAGGACAGCAAGATGTTCAGCGTCAGCCGCCCCATGGAGGTGGTGGTGTTGAATGACTGAGTGACGGATACGAAGGTCACGCCATTCCGGTCAAACACCTCGACAAGCTTGGAAAAATCCATCAGCGAGCGCGACAGGCGGTCAATTTTGTAGACGACGACCACGTCGACCAGCCCGTCTTCGACATCGGCAAGCAGCCGTTTCAGGCCGGGTCGTTCCAGCGTGCCACCGGAGATGCCGCCATCATCGTATTGATCGCGGACCAACACCCAGCCTTCTGACCGCTGGCTGGCGATATAAGCCTCGCAGGCCTCCCGCTGGGCGTGGAGGCTGTTGAACTCCTGCTCCAGCCCTTCCTCCGAGGATTTTCGGGTGTAGACGGCGCAGCGCAGCTTACGAACGATGGGTTTGTTCATGACGTCCTCCGGTGGTTTTTAAGGCCAAAGAACACCCAGCCGTTCCAGCGGGTGCCGGTGATGGCTCGTGCGATGGCCGACAGCGACCGGTATGGCCGCCCCTGCCATTCGAACCCGTCCTGCGTCACGGTGACGATCTGTTCGACGCCCTGCCAGTCGCGGATCAGCCGGGTTCCGGCGATTGGCTTCAGGTCGACCCGGGTGCGGCGAGTGATGATATTGCCGCCGTCAAGCTGTTCGCCGAGAGCTTCCAGCCGCTTGATGGTTTCGGGCTTCAATCCGCCATAGGTCAGTTCCTGGATGCGGTAGGCCAGTCGGCTGACAAGGTATTGCCGATTAAAGGGTGGCGGCTCGCTACCAAACAGTTCTCGCCATTGCGCCTTCAAGTCCGGCGTTGGGGTGGTTTTGAGCGCGGCCAGGCGCGCGGGGATGGGATCTTGTTTGGTCATGAGTTTCTCCGGTGAGTTGGAGTTGCATGACGCCATTGGTTGGCCGGATAGTGTAGGCAACTTTCTCCATTTTCGTCAGATACTTCCGCCCGATCTCGCATCCGTAAGCGCACCAGTCCGAGGGCCAGAAGGCCGCACAGTTTTGCGCGACGCTCGGCGGGCGTCATATGGTCGGGCGACAGCGGGTTAGGGCGTTTCATGCGGCCACCTGCGATGTGGCCCTAAGAACCGAACGCTGGATCGCACCCCGGTTCCAAAGGAAGTTCAGGTGACAATTGGCGGCATATTTCGAGAGTCCAAAGTCGTGGCCATCCGCCTGATGCCCGGCACGGGTCAGCAATTCGACCTGACGCAAGGATGCAGGATCGTTGAGCCAGCGGCGGCTTTTGATCGATGCCGTTCCGGTTTCGGTCGCGCGCAGGAAATCGTCAGCGGCTGCAAGCGCCTGCACGCGGGTCCCGATGGCCAGGGGCCGAACCTGCTTGCGCCTCGGCTGGCCGAGGGCGTGCCAGAGTGTGCCGTCATGGAACACGCCTGCCCAGCCTTCGAACCCGCAGGCCATCAGCGCGCTGCCATCATGCTGCAGCGGCTCCCATGCGAAGGGCGACCGGTCCAGAAGATTGATCTCCATCATCTCGAAGGTGTCGAGCACCCTTTTCTCGCAGGCTTCACGCGTGAAGACATGGCCGCAGAAGTCGCAGATGCGCGCGGACAGCGGCAGTTCCGCTTCGCAGCAGGGGCAGAGTTTCCACGGCGCCTGACCCGGTTCGGGATCGTCTGCTTCGAGGTCGATCTCCTGCTCGAGCGAGCCATGGCGCAACGCAGCACCGGCAAAATCCAGAACCACACAGTCGGTCTTGATGATGCCGGGATAGCGTGCCGGATCGACACGCCGCAGCCCACGGCCCACGGCCTGGATGAAAGTGCCCTTGTGAAGCATCGGCCGCAGGATCCCGATACAGCCAACCGGCTGGCTGTCGAAGCCTTCCGTCAGCACCATGCAGTTGGTGAGGATGCGGGTTTCACCTCGATCGAACCGCGCGATGGCCTCGGCCCGTTCTTTTGCCGGCATGTCGCCACTGATCATCTCCGCCGCATGGCCCGCAGTGCGAAAGGCTTCGGCCACAGCGGTTGCGTGATCAACGGTGGAACAGAAGAAGATGGTCTGCCGGGCTGCTGCCCGGGCCTCCCAGTGCTCGACCACGGCGTCCGTCAGAACGGCGCGGTTCAGGACGCGATCTGCGGCGCGCATGTCAAAGTCGCCTGCAGTCGCATCGAGTCCGGCCAATTCATCACCGACGCCAAGATCAATGGTGAAGGTCCGTGGCGGCACCAGAATTCCCTGGCCGATCAAGGTGCCGATGCGAAGCTGGTAGCCGACATTGCTGAAGGTCTTGCGCAGGCTGCGCCCGTCGCCACGGCTCGGAGTGGCCGAGAGGCCGATGAGCTTGAGGCCCGGGTTCAAGGCCCGGGCGTCGTTGATCACCGCCTGGTAACTTGCGGACGCCGCTCGGTGGCATTCGTCGATGACCAGATGGGAGACTGGCGCCATCCGCTCGCGCCGGTTGGCGCGCGCCAGGGTCTGGACGCTGCCGAAGACGATGCGACCGTCCCAATTGTCCTGCTCGGCCTTGACCACCGAGGTTGCCAGTCCCGTGATTGCGCCGATGGTCGAGCGGTTCTGATCGATCAGCTCGTCGGTATGCTGCAGGACCAGAACGCGGTCCTGCCTGCGGTTTTCCAGTTCCTCGCCGATGCAAAACCCTGCAATGGCGGTCTTGCCCGATCCGGTCGGCAGCACGAGGAGCGTGTTGCCATGGGAGCCAAGCCGGTCGCGGGCAGCGTCGACGGCATCTCTCTGATAATCGCGAGGGATCATGTGCAGGACCTCCCTCAACGAGCCCAGAACGGGGCGGAGGAATTGCTCGCGGGCGCGGCATGATCCTGGCCCTGAGCAACCTGGTCATAGCCTTGATCAGCCATGCGGGGTGCGCCCGCACCGATACCAAGGCTGGGCTGAGGCACGCCCCCCATGACGCGGGCGTAATCGCCATGCGCCAGACCAATGGCGGCCTTGATGACGTTGCGGCCGGGCTCGTCGGGCCGGTCCTTGTCGCGTTCAATGCCAATACTGGCAACAAACTCGAGGCCGCTCAGCTCGCCAAGGCTGCGGATCATGCGCACGGAACGTGCCCCATCGGACTGATCATCTGAGCGGATGCCGCGGGCGGATTCGAGGATGCCACGGATCAACGCCCGGCCACGGTTGCCATAGGTGTCGTCGCCGCTGCTCGCGTTCTTGCCACGGAAACCGATACGGGTGTAGACCCGCCGCCGCGCGAACTGCCCATCCATGACGATGGCCTCGGTGTTGAGATAGAGCGCGGGGCTGGTCTTGCTCTGGGTGAGCCAGCCCTCGGGCCCCGCCCCGCCGGGACGTATCGTCAAGGTCACGCGGGCAAGCGTGTTTGCGGGGATGAGATCGAAAGCGGCGTCCTGCGTGTCGGCGCCATTGAAGTCCATGTCACTTGCCATGGGTCATGCTCCTTGTGTTGTCGTTGGGGTGGGCGCGGCGCTGACTGGCAAGTCGAAACTCAACCGCTGGTGGCCGTCTGGGCGGGGGCCGCGAATTTTCGCCATGAGCCGCCCGAGGTGCGCGGGCTCGATCGTCGACAACCGGCCGCTGCGGTCCTTTGCAGGCAGGCCGTAGTCATTGATGGTGGTGCAGACGAAGGCCCGGAACGCTTCGCCCTTCTCGGGGCGCAGCTCGGTCAGCGTGATCACCTCGTCGACGATGCCCGGCAGTTCGAGGCCGGTTTTCGAGCCCTCGATCTGCAAGGAAAAGAAGGGCTTGCCGAAATCATCGAGCTTGCGATCCAACAACCCGACCAGCCAGATGTTCTTGGCCGGCGTGTGCTGCAGATGCGTGAGCCAGCCGATCATTTCCTGGCCGAGCAAGCCGTAGGTGGCGCGCATGTCTGGCTTGCCGGTACGGTCGGACTGCGCCTGAGCCTGGCCCTTGCACCATTGAAGGCAGATGCGAGAGGCGACCGAGATGCTGTCGACAAAGACGGTGTCGTATTTGTCGAGCTGGGTGGCGGCCCCGAATGCGGCACAGACACGGGCATAATGCCCGGGCCCGTATGCCTGATCATCGCGCATGGCGGGGTTCGGACCGCCGATCCAGGCGGCAATGTCGCGTGCCAGTTCCCAGTTCCGTACCCGGACTTCGTCGCCCGGCCAGCCCTGGACGGCCAGCTCCCCTGCCTCGAGGTTGACGAACATTGTGCGCTGCGGATCAAGCGTCAGCAGCTGCGTGGTCTTGCCGATGCCGGAAGTGCCAGTCAGCACACCCTTGATGCCGCGGGTTTCGCGCAGCCGTTCGTCTGCCGTGATGATGCGCAGCGGCGTCTTGCTGAAAGGGGCGCTCATTGTCCCGCCTCCAGATCGCGGACGGCGACGTGAATGCCGACATCCCGGCCAAGCGCGCCCTGACGACGCGCCATCCGAAGAAGGGTCGAGAGCGAATTGGAGACGTCGTAGAGCGCCGATTGCTGACGTCCGAACGCCACCAGCGCAAACTCGATGTCATCAAGTGACGCCTGTTCGATCGGGACGGTACGGGCGGCTCGCCCGCCAATGGCAGGAACGTCGATGACCTCGGGCAGTGGCTCGAGGTTGTAGCGCTGACGCAGGCGCTTCAGAGGGGAAGATGAGAACATGGCATGCTCCTGTTTGCCGTCGTGGGCCTCCAGATGGCGTCGAGAAAAAGACTGCTGCCGGGCCTGACGCCGCCCTGGAGCTCGCGGTCGGAGTGTTTCCCCTTGCGGGGTGTTGCATTCCTCCGAGGGCCCGGCATGAAACTTGGCAGGACCAGAATTTTCCGGTCCTATGCTCACCTACTGGCCGGGCGGCGGAACTGTCGGGGTCGGGCGGAGATAAACTTCAAGACCGATGGCGACGGCAGCAGAGCGGATCGCTGCGAGGCGCGCGTAGATGGTGCTGCGATGCACGCCGAGGGCGTGTGCAGCCTCGGTGGGGGTCAGATCGATGAGCACATCGGCCATCGCCCGGCAGTTTGGGGTCAGAGCGCCCCGCAGGCGCTCGACGTCATGGACCAGTCCGATACCTTCATCGGCGGGCCAGGCCGAAGGTCCATCCAAACCATCCGCTTCAGCCAGCGTCTCCGACAGCGTCAGAGGCTCTCCGTCATCCGTTTGCTGGGTTGGCGTATCAAAGCTGATCCAGCGGCGCTCGGAGCGCAGACGCTCAGTCGGGCTGGCCAGCGTGGCAATGCGGTTGGCAATCACGCGGTCAGCGAAAGTGTCGTAGCTGCCGCGCGTGAGATCGAAGGCGCGATCGCGGCGCCAGAGATGCTCGCGCAGGTCCTGAGCGATATCCTCGGCGGTCATGCCGGGTACAGCGCCGCAGCGTGCAAGGCGCGCGGCGCGGACCATGATGTTGCGGGAAACCCGCGAGTGCGGGTTGGTGATGGGGTGCTGGAAATGCTCCATGAAGATTCGCCTTCGTCCAGGTGGACGGGCACGCGGCCCGAGTGTCTGGGACCGGCGAAAATTCGTTGGATGGGCTCTAAATCAGGGAGAAACGCACAGAGAAAACCCCACAAAACCAAATGGTTTCATGGGGTTGGTGGAAGGAAAAAAGTTTGAGGGTGGGTCAGTCGTCGTCGACGAAATTTCGTTGGCGCTGATCAGATTGGCCTTGGCGCAGGCCCTGAGCATCGACAAGAAACTGGGCCTCGAAGCAGTCATCCCGAACGAGGAAAGGGTCGTCCTCTATCCCGAACTTTTCCCGCAATGTGGCGGTGAGAGTCTGGCGCTGCTTGTCGTAACCACGCTTGAACTCATCAAGTATACGAAGGATGTGGCTTGCTGGGCGTCGCCCGTTGATCGTGGAAACTGGGAAGGACCGCGGCAGGGCGCCGTCGAGCGCTGCGCAAACCATGAGCAGCCGCCACTGGCGGTTAGGCTTGCCGTTTCGCTGGTCACGCATGCCAATCTGGTCAGGTTCAAGACGCAATGGAGTCTGGCCGAGATAGCTTACGTTGAGCACAGCCTGCTCGCGAAATATGAAGCGCAGATTGGGCCAGCGCGCATTTGCAGGCAGAGCAATCACCGGACGTTGGAGGATGTCACCGACGTCCGTAAGTGCTGCGATCTCAGGCGCGAAGAGATCAATTAGCGGCATGACAGGAACAAAGCCCTTGCGGGGTGTGGCGGCGAAATCGAGGCATTCAGCGTATGTCAGAACGCGCCCTTTTCGTACCCTGAGAAAAGCCGCTACGTCGGGGTCAATCGCGCGAAGCGATGTAACTAGCAGGATGAATGGTAGATTGCGACGGTCGAGTTCGAGGACATCGGCCCGGCTAAGGGGCGCGCGTGGGCTTGCGAGGGCGGCGAAAACGGGGAAACTTCGGCCTGCCGCAATGGGATGATCACCGACGTGCATTAGGGATGCCTGCTGCGCAGGTTCGGTCAAGACCAGACCAAGTGCTGCGGTAATGTCGGCAAACAGCTTGACGCGGTCTAGTTCCCGTATCCGGACCTCGTCACAATCTATGTCGAGGCTGTCGCAGAGTTGTCCTGGATCACCACACACCGCGCGAAATGACCTGTCCTTATGCCGCACAACTCTGCGGGGGCAATTTTCCCCGCCTGGCCAAGGACAGTCGATGCGATCCGCGAACTTCGATACTTCGGTCAGATAACGTGTGGCTGCGTCCCAGCAATCCACCAGACTACTTCGCCAATCACGCGTATCAGTCGCATGGCCGGGGATCCGCTCAATCGTCATCCAGAACGTCGACGTCATGGTCATCGTCTCCGCTGTTGGCGCGGCAGAACCCCTGGTCTTTCAGCCATCTGTCAATCAGGTCGCTATCCGCATCGCGATCGTAACGTGCAAGGCTCGGGGGGAGAATGGCTACCGTCCGTTCCTTGCCGTCTCCATCAAATTTAACCTTTAGGACTGCGCGATCGAGCGAGCCTCCAGCAAGGCGCCTTGACCAGTCTTCGCCCCAGGCGAGGAAGAGGTCAGCCGCCTTGCGGACTTCCTTTTCCTTGGCTTGCCCACCCCAGAACCGTTCGATCTCAATCAAGCGGACCCTCGAAATCTCGGGAACCGTGTCGTTCTCGAGAGCCTTGGCACCTTTTTCGAGCAGGGGATCGAGCGTGAAGCGGTTTGATCTGTCAAAATACTCCTCGGTGTCGAACAAGACCCTGCCAAAAGTGCGCAGATAAAGATCGATCTCTCCTTTCGTGCCCGCATTCACCGCCAGCTCGTCCGACTCCCCGTCGTAGATGACGACATCATGCTTTTGCGGACGGTAGTATGCGATTGCAGCGCCACCGTCTTCCTCGTGACGGCCCTCTCGCCGCATGGGTTCGCCATGACGCACAAGGAACCATGTCTTCGAGCCCCGCGGAAAAGCGAAAATCCTGCTCCCTTTTCCCCGCCGTTTTCGATCGAACCAGAGGTCCATGATCTCCTGCATTTCGGCGGTCTGTTCGACCGACGGATCGGGTGCATGCCGCGACCGGCCATTCTGGCCGGCAAAATAAATAAAGCGCGAGCGCGTGAACGCCACTGTCTCGGCATGCAGGCGCCGAAGTATGTCGGGTTTATGCAACCAGATTTGCAGTGAGATATCGGCGTCGGAGGGCTCCTCACCAATCTCGAGTGACAGCCCAGCCCGTTCGGCCGCGTCTATCAATTCCTCGGCTTTCTCCTTGCTGGCGGTTTCGTGGACGTAATAGAGCGCGTCAACCATGTCCTGGGGAACCTTGTCATCTGGCTTCATCAAGATATTGGCCAACTCATCATACGGGAATTCCTCATCGACCTCCGACGGGAAGGTCAGCCCACGGTTGGCAAAATAGTCCTGCCATTTTGCGAAAAAGGTCAGAAGATGCTGAGCCGAAACGCTCTTGAGGCGGTCTGGGCTCGTGAAGCTGCGCGGATTGAACGATGCCATGGGCGAATCGGCTCCTTTCTGGTTCGGGACACGATAAAGGCTAGGGTTGGCCAGCGATCTGCGCAAGAAAATGTTCCCTGTAAGTTCTTCTGTGGATGATTGTTACTGTCACAGCACTCCACGGGGTGTCGCGCGGCAGTAAATGGACCGGCACGGCAAATCGAGCCGGCCGCATTTCGCATTGGTTTTTTGGGTGATCCGACAGATCGGGCACCGCGCCGGTAGGTGAGAAGAGCACAGGAGCTCTCTCATGACCGACAAGCTGCCCCACCTCCACAAAAGCCAGCACCCTGCGATTGCCGCCTCCCAGACCGGGGAGGCGCAATGATCGATCCTGACCCGCGCGAACAGGCCGCGCTGTGCGCAGCGCTGAAAAACATGGCCGAACTGATGGCCGAGATCGGCTGGACGACCCGGTTTCAGGATTTGAACGAGCAGCAGGCGCTCGCGCTCGCCACATCCGCCGTCGACGGCTTCCAGGAGGCGATGCGCGCCAGCGCCTTACGGCCGGACCCGGAGGTGCCGTTCTGATGTCCGAGCTACTTGACTTCAATCATCGGGAAAAACCTCCGAGCATCTGTGACACTGCGAACGCGCGCATTGATGCAGCCCTCGTTGCCGAGAACGCTACGCGGGCGCAAC